GCATACGAAGACCCGTACTTAGACGGCGCGGTTATCAACAACTCAACTATTACTGGTACGGTAACGTCTACTGCGGTGTCTAACATTGCCGTAACGAATGCCACTACTGGAAGTAGCGATGCTGCTGTATCTACCACTACGCTTACCCTTACGGGTGTTGGTGGTGTGGGTTGGGCAAGCAAATCAGCATTAGCAGCAAATGTCGCGTTGGGCGCATATGCTAATGGTTTATATGGCTACCTAGCATTCGGCGCAAGTGGCCGAGTAACTGGGTTGGCTTCGGGTACTGTTGGCGAAGTTGTTTTGTCTGCGGGTTGTACACAAGGTACTTACGCTGCGTTTGAAGCTGAAATCGGTATGCCTAGCGGCGCTGCAACCGGCACAAACACATCGTTTTTCTACTTGAGTACTTATGGTGCCGATAAAGCAACATTTGACACAAACGGTACTTTGTTTAATCTAGCTGGTGTGGCTAAAGGTTCGGGTAAATTCCTTCAAGACACAACAACAGGTTCAACAGCGCGCCCAGTTCAAGCAATTAAAGTAGTTACACCTGACGGCATTCGTTATTTGCCTTTGTACTCTACTGTTGCTATTGCTGCCTAAAGATGATCACTCGTGAAGTAATAATGGAACGGGTGCAAAATCTGCAAAAACAAGCCGAGCGTTTGCGTTCAGATTTGGATGCAACGCTCGGTGCGTTACAAGATTGCGGTTATTGGCTTGAACAACTAAAACAGCAGGAAAACACCGATGGCAGCAATTTATCTTAGCCACCCTGTTCATGGCGCCAAAGTGGCTACTATGGATTTAGAAGCTGAAATGGATGAAAAAAATGGCTGGACACGCTACAATCCAGACACGTCTTCTGAACCTGAAGCGGCTCCCGTGAACGTGCTGGAAGTTAAGCGCCGTAGAAAAGTGACTACTGAAGAGGTTTAAGCATGACAACGTACACCGCTGGCGAACAAATCAATCGGGCGCTTCGGCTCCTTGGCGTGCTTGCAGAAGGCGAAACACCTTCAGCCGCCACATCACAAGACGCGTTAATGGCGCTAAATCAGATGGTGGATTCGTGGAACACAGAACGTTTGTCTGTGTTTTCTACGCAAGATCAAATCTTCACATGGCCTGCGAGTCTTATTAGCCGCACCCTTGGCCCATCTGGTGACTTTATTGGCCTTCGCCCCGTTTTGCTTGACGACTCTACTTACTTTAGAGCGCCTAACAATGTGTCGTATGGCATCAAGTTTATCAATCAACAGCAGTACAACGGTATTGCTGTTAAGACCGTAACGTCCACATACCCACAAGTGATGTGGGTCAACATGACGTTTCCTAATATTGAAATGTACGTTTACCCAAGGCCCACGCAGGACTTGGAGTTTCACTTTGTGTCGGTTGAAGAACTAAACCGCCCTGCCAACTTGTCCACGGTTTTGTACTACCCACCAGGCTATCTGCGTGCGTTCACTTACAACTTGGCCATGGAGTTTGCCCCCGAGTTTGGCGTTGAGCCAAGCCCCCAAGTGCAGCGCATTGCAATGACTTCCAAGCGTGACCTCAAACGCATCAACAACCCTGATGATGTGATGGCACTGCCTTACGCATTGGTGGCCAACCGCCAGCGTTTCAACATCTACGCTGGCAATTATTGAGTAATCATATGCCAGTCAATATGCTTAATAAAGATGTTTTTGCCAATATGTTGGCGTGGCAAAATATACCTCGCGCCCGTCGTGAAGCCGGTGCGCCAGGCTATAAAGGGCTGGGCTATTTTGGCTCATTGCCTTCAGTTGGTGAGGGCGGTAGACCTTCTTTTTCTACTGAACTAGCAGGTGAAATGGAAGGGGTTCATTTTCCTTTAATGGTTCCTACTTTATCTAAAGATGAATTAGATCATTTATTAGCCGGAAAACCCGCCACAGACGCCATATGGAACAAAGCCTACGAACATGCAATGACGCGAGGACGAGGCGGTAAAAGTCCATTTGCTACGCAATATGACATGCCAGTTGAAAGACCTCAATGAAGACGCCGATTCTTGGCTCTACTTATGTAGCGCGGTCTGTCAATGCGGCAGACGCTCGGATGGTCAATCTGTTTCCCGAGATCGTTCCAGAGGCCGGTAAAGAGCCTGCGTTCCTGAACCGCGCCCCTGGCCTGAAGCTGCTCAACACCATTGGCAACGGCCCGATCCGTGGTCTGTGGGCGTTCTCATCTAACGACAGCACAGCCTTTGTGGTGTCCGGCACTCAACTGTACAAGATCACCACTGCGTATGTGGCTACGCTAATTGGCACGGTAACCGGCACTGGCCCTGTTAGTCTGGCTGACAATGGTACGCAATTGTTCATTGCGGCCAATGGCCCCAGCTACATCTACAACAATACGACAAACGCCTTTGGCCAGATTACTGATCCTGACTTCCCCGGCGCTGTGACTGTCTGTTATTTGGACGGCTATTTTGTGTTCAATCAGCCTAACAGCCAGTTAATGTGGGTGACGCAGTTGTTAGACGGCACGTCTATTGACCCGCTTGAGTTTGTCAGCACCGAAGGCTCGCCTGACGGCCTGATTGCCGTAACTTCCAACTTCCGCGAGGTGTGGGCGTTTGGCACTAACTCAATTGAGGTCTGGTTTGATTCTGGCGCAACAGACTTCCCCTTACAACGCATCCAAGGCGCGTTTAACGAGTTAGGCTGCGCTGCCCCTTACTCTATTGCCAAAATGGACAACGGCCTGTTCTGGCTTGGCCGTGACCGCCGTGGCCAAGGTATTGTCTACCGCGCCAATGGTTATGCAGGCCAACGTATTTCCACGCACGCTGTTGAATGGCAAATTCAGCAGTACGCTGACCTGACAGATGCTATTGCCTACACTTACCAGCAAGACGGCCACAGCTTCTATGTACTGGTTTTCCCTAGTGCCAATACAACTTGGGTTTACGATGCCGCAACGCAAGCATGGCATGAGCGTGCGGGTTTTTCCAATGGTAACTTTACCCGCCACCGTGGCAACTGCCAGATGGCGTTTAACAATAAAATTGTTGTTGGCGACTTTGAAAACGGCAACATCTACGCCTTTGACTTAGACGATTTTAGCGACAACGGCGGCATTCAGAAATGGCTGCGCTCATGGCGTGCATTGCCTACTGGCACTAACACCCTTAAGCGCACAACCCAGCACATGTTGCAACTGGACTGCGAGTCTGGCGTGGGTTTAAATGGGTTTGTCATCCCCGAAACAATTTATCTTGAAACTGAACTTGGTGATTATTTAATTACAGAATCCAATGATTTTTTAATTGCTGATCAAGAAACAGTTGCAACCCAAGGCGCTGACCCTCAAGTTATGCTTCGCTTTTCAGACGATGGTGGCCACACATGGTCTAACGAACATTGGAAATCCATGGGCAAAATTGGTCAATATTACAACCGTGTAATTTGGCGGCGTCTGGGCATGACCACCAAGTTGCGCGATCGCGTTTATGAAATATCGGCCACTGACCCTGTGAAGATTGCAATCATGGGCGCAGAACTTATTCTGAGTCCAACGAATGCCTAGCCCTAACGCTACGCCGACACCGATCACGCCACCGCGAGTGCCGCTGGTTGACCCTCGCACGGGTATGATTGACCGTGCGTGGTATTTGTTTTTCTTGTCGCTTAATAACATTGCCACGGCAGTTGTTGACAATGGCGATCTTGGCCCCGATGTTATGTCTTTGCTTGCGTCTTACGATGCGGCTTTGCAGGCATTAGCACAAGAAGTTGAAACCCAGCCCCCACCAGTTGATCTAAGCGCTGAATTGATTAAACAGATTCAAGCGGCGGGTCTTGAGGATTGTTGTTCTGGTTTGGTGTCTCAGGTTGCCGAGATGCAAAAGCAGATTGACGGCATATTGCTTCAGCCAACTGCGTCGGCTTATATTAGCAGTCTAGGCTATGTAACAGGGCCAGCCAGTTCAACAGATAATGCTATTGCTCGGTTTGATGGCACATCTGGCAAAATCATTGACAATTCTGTAGTCACTATTGATGACACAGGCGCAACTACAGGCATTACAACATTAGCTGCTTCTACTAGCGTTACTACACCTACAGTCCAAGCATCAAACTCTGCTGGTTTATCGCTTAAAAATGCGTCAGGCACAACCCAAATGAGTGTTGGTGCTGGTGGTGGCGATAACATGTCCATCAATGTTTCTACCAATTTAAACGGTACAAACGCACAAATAGACATTAGTCCTACTGGCACTGGCCATGTGCATATAAAGCCTAGTGGTACAGGCTCAATTGAAGTTGCGCCTACTAATGTAGGAACAATTGACAACATGACAATTGGGGCTACAACTGCTAAAAATGCAAGTGTTGTAGATTTAAGTGTTACAGGAACACTTAGTTTTGATGCGGCACAAGGAACAGCAGGTCAAGTTCTTACATCGGCTGGAACAGGGGTAACTCCTACTTGGACAACACCAACAACTGGAACTGTAACTTCTATTTCTGTTGTGTCGGCCAACGGTCTTGCCGGTACATCAAGCGGTGGGGCAACGCCTGCGCTGACGCTATCGACCAGCATCACCGGCATCCTAAAAGGTAATGGCACGGCAATTTCTGCCGCTACATCAGGTACAGACTACGCGCCAGCCACCAGCGGTACATCTATTCTGTACGGCAACGGTTCTGGTGGTTTTAGCAACGTAACAATTGGCACAGGCGTCAGCTTTGCGGCAGGTACGCTGTCAGCCACTGGCTCGGGCGGTACGGTCACCACTGTCAGTTTTACTGGCGGCATAATTACCGTAGCCAACCCCACTACTACACCCGCGTTTACAGTGGCCGGTACTAGCGGCGGTATTCCTTATTTTTCTAGCGGTACAACTTGGGCGTCTTCTGCGGCTTTAACCCAATATGGCGTTGTTTATGGCGGCGGTGCAGGCGCTACCCCCGTGGCCACGGCTGCGGGTACGACTGGCCAAGTGCTAACAGCCACCACAGGCGGCGCGCCTACATGGGCAGCGCCAGCCACTAGCGGCACGGTCACAAGCGTGTCTGTGGTGTCGGCCAATGGTTTTGCGGGTACTGTGGCCACAGCCACCACCACACCAGCCATTACGCTGACAACTAGCATTACTGGCGTGCTTAAAGGCAACGGAACGGCAATTTCTGCCGCTGTTGTCAATACGGATTATTTTGCACCATCTGCCCCAGTCACCAAAACGGCTAACTTTATTGTTGCCGATACCGAAGTTTGGCTAATCAACAACAAGTCAGGCTCGACTTGCACGGCCACGTTGCCTGCTGCGGCATCATGGTCTGGGCGGGTTTTAAGGTTTCAGAACTACCAGGCGCAGACTTTGGTGTCGGCGTCCAGCAACGTAGTGCCCTTGGCAGGCGGCGCGGCGGCCACATCAATCCTCTTGGCAAGTACCGGAGATTCTGCGACACTTGTGTCTGATGGCACAAATTGGTTGATGACACAATACATCCCGAACAACATCCTTCTCTTGGAGTAAACCATGACAGTTACCGTCAAAGTCCTCGTACCGGCTAAATTTGCCGAAGCAACCCAAGTCACGCAGTACACCGCGACTGGCGTTACGGCCATCATCGACAAATTCACCGCGACTAACATTAGCGCGTCTGCCGCCACGATCAGCGTGAACTTGGTCACGGCTGCTGGCTCTGCTGGCAACACCAACTTGATTACCAAGACCAAGACCTTGCAAGCGTCTGAGGTTTACACGTTCCCTGAACTGGTTGGTCAAGTGCTTGGCATTAGCGACTTTATCAGTACAATTGCAGGCACAGCCAGCGCAATCAATATCCGCGTTTCCGGACGCGAAGTGACTTAAGGAGAATATTATGGCCGCATGGATGATACCTGCTGCA